AAGCCGATGACCTGCAAGACCATCGCAGAAAAAGGATTCAAGTGTCCCAAGATGGAAAGCGGTGAATGCACATGCAAGGCACCTGCCGCAATGAGTTATCTTCCGCTCAATGTGGATGGTCTTCGTGAAATCGTGTCATCACTTGAGGTTACCGGTGACACAATGAAGGATATGCAGACCGCAAAAAACTTCATCGAAACCTATCTGTATAACCAGGATGTTGTTACCGCTGAAACCGTCATTAACTTTGAACTAAAGGAACATTTCAAGTTCAAAAACACCTTCCTTCGTCCGCTTTCGCAGATTTACAAGGAACATAGCCGTGAGTACCAGGCTACAAAGTCCCGCGCCAACTCGGTTATGATGGAACTTCCTCCGTGGTACACCGTAAACACGCAGGGACTCAAATTTCTCCCCGGTGTACTTGGTGAGCATATGGCAACTACCGAAAACGTCTTTTATGCCGCCGAGCAGTTCTTCCTATATCAAGGCGGTGTATTCCGTGAAATCTCCGAAATGGAGGCACAGCGTCTTGTTCAGGATAAGATGATTGCCCACGAAATGAAAATGAATCAGATCGTGGATGCAACGCAGCAGTGGAAACTCCGTGTACAGAAGGATATCCGTGAGTTGAATCCCAACCCCTATATCATCAATGTCAAGAACGGTCTTTACAACGTTCTCGAAGATACGCTGATCGAGCACACCCCGGAATACTACTCTACGGTACAGCTCAATGTTACCTATGACAAGAAGGCAGATTGTCCCCGTTTCAAGAAGTTTCTCAAAGAATCTATGGGCGGTGATATGGAGCAAGTGGCTCTCATTCAGGAAATGCTCGGTTATTTCCTTATCCCCGTAAATTCCGCACAGAAATGCTTTGTTATCGTGGGAGTTGCCGGAGCGGGCAAATCTGTATTGCTCCGTGTACTTAACGACATTCTCCTCGGTAAGCAGAACGTGTCCAATGTTTCCTGGCAGGCTTTGAATGAACGCTTCAAGACTGCAGAACTCTTCGGCAAGCTGGCGAATATCTTTGCTGACCTTCCTACGAAGTACATTGATGACAACGGTATCTTTAAGGCACTGGTCGGTGAAGACTATTTGACCGTTGAGAAGAAGAATAAGAACCCCTTCTCATTCCAGTCTTGTGCAAGACTTCTGTTCTCTTGCAACAGCATCCCCAAAAACTACGGTGACCGCTCCGAAGGCTTTTACCGTAGGCTCATTATCATGCGTTTCAATCACTCTGTACCCGCTGAAAAGCGTGACCCTGAACTCATCGACAAATTCCGCATGGAAGCAGACGGCATTTTCCTCTTTGCTCTCGAAGGACTCAAGCATCTTATGAAAAAGCAGTTTATGTTCTCCGAAACCGAGGTTAATAAGGCTGAACTTCAGCAGTATCGTGAAGACAGCGATTCCGTGCTTTCCTTTGTTCGTGAAAACTGCGAATTTGACGTCAATTCCTATGTTGGAAGTACCGAAATTTTCAATGCATACAAAGATTACTGCGAAGAGTGCGGACTTAAGCCGTATTCGCAGCGTATGTTTGTTCAGCAGATTACGACAGCCTTCCCGGAAGTTACAAGGGGTGTTGACACTTTGGGTAAACGTAGAATTCTCAATGGCGTCAAAATCACAGAAGCGTATTCTTAAGGCAATATGGGCCTTTATTTGCATCCAATAAGGGCCCTTTGCCAATAAACAGACACATTTGACACGAAAAAACCTATTTCTATTTATTTTTATTTTGAGAAAACACACTATTCCAATATATACATATTTTTTCAAAATAAATTTCCGTGAAAATGCGTTTTTATCTGTCAATAGTGTAAAAACCAAGGCTAAATAAGGAGGTTGCTTGACAGATGAAGGAAAACGACATCGTTAAAGCCATACTGAAATACCTAAAAACCGTACCGCACTGTTTCTCTTGGAAGGAACACGGCGGTATGTACGGCACAGCCGGAATACCCGATATTATCGCATGTGTCAATGGCAGATTTGTTGCCTTTGAGGTAAAAACCGAAATCGGCAAAACTACCGCTCTCCAAGATGCCACTATCCGCAAGATAAACGCTGCCGGAGGAACGGCTGTAGTGGTAAGATCCGTGGATGAAGTCCGCAGCATTATCGAAGGACTCAAATAAACAACGCTTTACAACGCATCAACGCTTCAATGCCTCACTGTGAATATCACGTTGGAGGTACTGAATATGACCGCTAAAGAATTCCTTTCACAAGCTCGTTACCTCGATATGAGGATTAACAGCAAAGTCGAACAAATCGACTCCCTCAACGACCTTGCAACCAAATGCACCTCGACTTTAACCGGGATGCCACACAACCCTTCTCCGAGCACCTCTCTTATGGCAGATGCTGTTTGCAAGATTGTCGACCTTCAAGAAGAACTCGGCAGAGATGTCCAGGAACTGGTCGAACTCAAGCACCGAATCTCAACCCTTATAAAGTCCGTTCCTCATCACGAATTGCAAACGCTTCTGGAGAAACGCTACCTGTGTTTCCAGTCCTGGGAGCAAATTGCGGTGGATATGTGCCACACCATACACCACCTATACAAGCTCCATAATGAAGCACTTAATTTTTGTGATGAAAAACTGAAATTGGATACCTAAAGACATAGAATGATACCTACTTCTTATGGTATTATTATAATGGACAAAGAGAATAAGGACAGCCTTCGTGGGGACCTCCCTGCGGAGGCTTTTCTTATGCCCGGCGAAAGGAGGAGTTGTATGGGTTACCGTAAGGTTGGCTATCTTGAACAGCTATGGTACATCCTCAAATACAAGTTGGGAGAACTGTTCCGTAGGAGGTGAAAGAATGCCGAAGAAACCCAAGCGACCGTGTTCTTACCCTGGCTGCCCCAAGCTCACCGATGGTAGGTTCTGTGAAGAACACGCCAAGGTGGAAGCTAAACGCTACGAGATGTACGACCGTGACCCTGCAGTACGCAAACGCTACGGCCGTGCCTGGAAGCGTATCCGTGACAGCTATGTGGAACAGCACCCGCTGTGTGAACAGTGTGAAGCCAACGGCTTGCTCGTACCGACCGCAGAGGTTCATCATAAAAAACCTCTATCGGAAGGCGGTACACATAGTCGAGACAATTTGATTGCTCTTTGCAAAGCCTGTCACGCAAAGATACACGCAGAGCGTGGCGACCGTTGGCACGACCGCTGACCCGGTGGGGTATCAAAATCTCTACGACTAAACAATCGTGCAACGGGCGTGGGGTGTCGTGTTAAAAAACCGGAAATCAAACGGGGTATTAACCCCAGGAGGTGATTTTATGGCAAAAGACGGAACTGCACGAGGTGGTTCCAGGGTTGGTTCCGGTAGAAAACCCAAGGCTCTTGTGGATAAAATTGCCGATGGAAGACTCGATGGTGCGATGGTTTTACCCACACCTACAGAAATAGAAGGTGTAGAAGTTCCGCCTATTAAGGAGTATTTGAAGGCAAAACAGAAAAGTGGCAAAGACCTCTGTGCCGAAGAGGTCTATCGTGATACCTATGCGTGGTTAAAAGCTCGTGGCTGCGAACGGTTAGTAAACAACCAGCTTATCGAGCAATACGCAATGAGTGTCAGCCGTTGGATTCAGTGTGAGGAATGTATCTCCGAATATGGTTTCCTTGCAAAGCATCCTACCACCGGAAATGCAATCGCATCTCCGTATGTCGCAATGAGCCAGACCTATATGAAACAGGTCAACCAGGTTTGGTATCAAATCTACCAAATCGTAAAAGAAAACTGTGCTGTGGAGTATGGCGGCACATCTCCGCAGGATGATCTCATGGAGCGGTTGCTCTCCGCTCGGAAAGGAAACTAATATGTTTGAAAAAGTAAACCCTGCCCACCCCGACAAGGTGGCAGATAGAATTGCCGGGGCCATTGTTGACCTGGCTTACGCTGTCGAAGAAAACCCCAAGGTGGCTGTCGAGGTTCTTATTGGACACGGCACCTGTCACGCAATCATTGAAACAACCGCTGCCATCGATAAAGTGGATGTGGCAAAAGCTATCCACCGCATCAGTGGCAATCTTATGTGTAACATCGTTATCGTTCCCCAGGATCAACATCTTGCCCGTAACCAGGCTGACAGCATTCGCTGCGGTGATAACGGCATCTTCAAGGGTGTGCCTATGACAAAGGAACAGATGACCCTCTCTGGCATCGCAAGAGATATCTATGCAGTTCACCCTTATGATGGTAAGTATATCTTGGGCGGAGACAACCTTGTCATCTGTCAGAGCAACGTTGATACAAACGAACTCAAACAACTCTATCCCAAGGCACAGATTAACCCGCTCGGAGATTGGACCGGCGGAACAGACGTTGATACCGGTGCTACCAACAGAAAGCTCGGAAGTGATATGGCTGACTCCGTTACCGGCGGTGGTCTTCACGGCAAAGACCTCTCCAAAGCAGATGTCAGCGTAAACATTTACGCTTGGCTTGAAGCACAGAGAACCGGCAAGACTGTCGAACTCTGCTGTGCTATCGGTGACGAGGCCGTTGGTGGCATTCCTTATGAGAAGATTGTAGAAACGGCTCGGAAGTTTATCACCTCCGTAGGCGGCTTCGAGAAGTTTGCGGAATGGGGGTTGGTTTAATGCTTATTGAAAACAAGAAACTGACCGACCTTATTCCTGCAGACTATAACCCCCGTAAGGACTTGAAACCCGGTGACGATGAATACGAAAAGCTGAAACGCTCCATTGAGCAATTCGGTATGGTTCAGCCGGTCATTTGGAATAAGACCACGGGACGTGTGATTGGTGGCCATCAGCGTTTAAAGGTGCTCATTGATTTGGGTCACACCGAAACCGAATGTGTCGTTGTCGAAATGGATGAGGCACAGGAAAAGGCACTCAACATTGCTCTCAATAAAATCAGCGGTGATTGGGATAAAGACAAGTTGGCTCTGCTTATTTCCGACTTGCAGGGCGAAGATTTTGATGTAACGCTCACCGGCTTTGACCCTCGTGAAATTGATGACCTCTTCAAGGCAACGCTCCAGGAAGGAGTCAAAGAAGATGACTTTGACGTTGAGGCAGAACTCCAAAAGCCTACCTTCTCTAAGGCGGGCGACCTTTGGATGCTCGGCAGACACCGTCTCGTGTGCGGTGACAGTACCAAGGAAGAAACCTTTGACCTTCTGATGAACGGTGTCAAAGCAAACCTGGTTATCACCGACCCTCCTTACAATGTCAACTATGAAGGCTCTGCCGGTAAAATCAAAAACGATAATATGGAGAATACCGCATTTTACGATTTTCTCCTGGCTGCTTTCCAGAACACCGAAGGTGCTATGGCAACCGATGCCTCTATCTACGTGTTCCACGCGGATACCGAGGGACTTAACTTCCGCAAAGCTTTTGCCGATGCGGGTTTTTATTTATCCGGCACTTGCATTTGGAAGAAGCAGTCCCTGGTGCTTGGTCGTTCTCCGTATCAGTGGCAGCACGAGCCGGTGCTGTTCGGTTGGAAGAAGAAAGGCAAACATCAGTGGTACACCGGCCGTAAGGAGTCTACCATTTGGGAATTCGACAAACCCAAGAAGAATGGTGACCACCCTACGATGAAGCCGATTCCGCTTTTGGCTTATCCGATTATTAATTCCTCTATGAGCAACACGGTTGTGCTTGACCCCTTTGGTGGTTCCGGTAGCACCTTGATTGCTTGCGAACAGACAGAACGCATTTGCCACACCATCGAGTTGGATGAGAAGTTCTGCGATGTAATCGTAAAGCGTTACATTGAGCAGGTTGGCTCTTCCAAGGATGTGAAGGTTCAGCGCGATGGCTTAACTTACAGCTTTGACGAAGTTGGAGGTACAAATGAATAATTTAACGCTCGGCAGCTTATTTGATGGTTCGGGCGGTTTTCCTTTAGGCGGCTTGCTTTCCGGTATCACCCCTGTGTGGGCATCGGAAATCGAGCCGTTTCCTATTAGGGTAACCACCAAGCGGCTGCCCTTTATGAAACACTACGGTGATATATCTACTATGGATGGCGGGAAGATTGAACCCGTGGACATTATCACCTTCGGCTCTCCTTGCACTGATATGTCGGTGGCGGGAAAACGAGCCGGTTTGGAAGGACATCAATCGGTGTTGTTCTATCAAGCCATCCGCATCATTAAAGAAATGAGGAGTGCCACAAATGGTAAATACCCAAGATACATCGTGTGGGAGAATGTCCCCGGCGCCTTCTCCTCAAACGGCGGAGAAGATTTCAAAGCCGTCCTCGAAGCGGTCATCGGTATCGCAGAGCCGGACACC